GAGGCTGCGGGGGCGCGCATTGCGGAGGGGCTGCGGCGCGGATTGGACGGCGCGGCGTGAGTGACATAGGCTGTCCCTGCTAATCGCCTATGACGCGACCTGCGAAAATGACGCAACGCGGCAACGCAGCCGAAGCAACGGTTCCGCCGTCTGCGTCGGTGCAGCAGCGCCGCGCGTGGGTGGCGAAGCACCTGACGATGGGGCATCGCCCCGGCGCGGTGTGCGAGATGGGTGCCGCGCAGTTCGGCGTGCATCACCAGACCATCGTCGAAGACCTCGCCGCGATCCGTGACCAGTGGGCCGCGGAGGCCGAGGCCGAGCGCCCGCGCGCCCGGGAGGAGATGCTCGCGCGCATCGACGCCGCCACCGTGGACGCGACCAACGCGGCCGACCGCGCGCGGCTGCTCAAGCTCCGCGCCGAGGTGCAGGGCCTCGTGGGGCCGCGCAACGTGGCCATCGCCGTAGCGAGCGCCGAGGCGCTGTCCGAGGAGGAGATCCGTGAGCGAGCCGCTGCCACTCTCCGCCGAGCTCGCGAACGAGCTGTTGGCGGAGTGGGATCACCTGACGGCGGCTGAGCGCCGCGCCCTGCACCAGCTCATCGAGGCCGCACGTGCGCTCGAGGAGCCCACGGGCCTGCTCGACTTCGTGCCGCGCCTCTCGCGTGGGTACGAGCGCCCGTCGCACCTCGCCGCCGTGGCGAGCCTGTTCGAGCGCGCGTTCGCCGGCGAGCCGGTGTTCGCCTGCGTGAGCGTGCCGCCGCGCCACGGCAAGACGGAGATGATCCTCGCGGCGCTCGCGTGGTGGCTCTCGCGCCGCCCCGAGGACGCCCTGGGGTACGTGAGCTACGCGAGCGCGTTCGCGGAGTCGAAGAGCCTGCGGGCGCGCGACTTCGCCACGTCGCAGGGGGTGAGGCTCCACCCGGCGCGGAGCACACTCGCCGAATGGCGCACGACGTCGGGCGGGGGCGTGCTCGCCACGGGCATCGGCGGTCCCCTCACCGGGCAGGGCGTGCGCCTGGCGGTGGTGGACGACCCCGTGAAGAACCGCGAGGAGGCCGAGAGCGCGCTCATCCGCCAGCGCACGTGGGATTGGTTCACGTCGACCCTGTGGACGCGCATCGAGCCCGAGGGGTCGTGCATCGTGGTGCACACCCGCTGGCACGAGGACGACCTGATCGGGCGCCTCGCGCGCGGTGACATGGGCGCGGCGGCGCGGTGGGAGGTGGTGAACCTCCCGGCCATTGACGACGCCGGTGCGCCGCTGTGGCCCTCGCGGTGGCCCGTGCCCGAGCTCGCGAAGAAGCGCGCCGCGAACGAGTACGACTGGCACTCCCTGTTCATGGGCGCGCCGCGCGCTCGAGGTGGCGAGGTCTTCCGCGCGCCCGCGCGCTACGCGGCCCCCGACCTGCACGGCGCACGCCTCGTGCTCGCGGTCGACCCCGCGGGCACCGAGGGCACGCGCTCGGATTGGACCGTGGCCGTCGCGCTCGCGGTGCGCGGTGCGGGGCTGTCGCTGCGGGCTGACGTGGTGGACGTGCTGCGCCTGCGTGCGGAGCCCGGCGAGGCCGCGCGGGAGCTCGTCGCGTGGCAGCAGCGGCACGGGATGGCGCCCATGCACATCGAGGCGAGCCGCGACGGCAAGAGCATCGCGAAGGCCCTGCGGGCGATGCAGCCCGGCCTACGCCTGACGGAGTTGGCGCCGCGGGGCGACAAGTTCGTGCGCGCGCAGCCGGTGGCGACGGCGTGGAACGAGGGGCGCGTGCGCGTGCCCGCGTCGTCCCAGGGCGCGCCGTGGCTCGGGCCGTTCCTCGACGTGGTGTGCCGGTTCACGGGCGTGAGCGACCGCCACGACGACGACGTGGACGCGCTGGCCTACGCCTGGACCGCGGGGAGCGGCGCGACACACACCGGCTTCAACCGCTAGCCCATCCCCGGAGCTAACCGCCCGATCCCGCACGGAAACCCGCGCGCGTTTTGACATACTCTGTCACGCCGTGGCACGCTTCACCCGCCGTGTCCTCTTTGACCACCGCGACCGACCTGATCACGCGCCTTCGCGCGCGCCACGAGGGCCACGACGGTCCCCTCGGCGCTGCGCACTGGCGGCTGGTCGACGACGCGATCGAGGGCGCGGGCGGCTTCCTCGCGGGACTGCGCGACCTGCGCGTGTTCGACCACGGCGTGAACGGCACGGTCCCCTCGGGGCGCGTGCGTCAGGTGCGCGACGGCGAGACGTACCTCGTGCAGTTCGGCCGCGAGACGGTCGACGACTTCACGGGGCGCGTCGAGGTCACGACCTACGACAACCACGTTGCGCCGGTGGCGCGGGCCTACCAGGGCCACATGCGCGCCACGTCGCCCGTGCGTCAGACGACCATCGACGCGGTGCAGGCGTTCTGGTCCGACCCCGACGAGGGGCTCGGCGACGTGGACGCGTGGGTCGCGGTGGGCTCGTCGGCCGCGCTGCGCCACGGGTGGGCGGCGTGCCTGATCGACCGCCCCGAGGGTGAGCGGCCGGCGACCACGCCTGGCACGGTGGGCCGGTGGCTCGACCCGCGCGAGGTGGCCGATTGGGAGCTTGACGAGCGCGGGCGGTTCGCGTGGGTGAAGCTGATTTCAAGGCGCGAGACGCGCGACCCGGTGGCGGGCACGGAGACGGAGACCGAGACGGTCACGATCTGGACCGCCGCGCATTGGCGCCGCTTCGACCTGCGCGAGGTCAACGAGCAGTGGGTCATCGAGGGCGACACCGGCGAGGTGCCGCACACGCTCGGCCGCGTGCCGGTGGCGTTGTTGCGGTGGGTGCCGACGTCGCGTCCGCGCGACCTGCTCGCGCCCTCGGTGCTCTCCGGGAGCGTGGCGGCGGCGCTGGAGCTGTTCAACGTCCGCAGTGAGCTGCGCGCCATCGAGCGCGATTGCGTGTTCCCCATCCTCACGGTGCAGACCGATGACCCGACGAGCGTCGAGGGCTCGAAGGTGGGCACGCGCTCGGGGATGACGTACCCGACCAACGCGTCAGGCCCCGCGTTCATCGCGCCCGACGCCGCGGTCACGGTGCACTACGGCGCGCGCACCGAGGAGCTCACCACGCGGATCTACGAGGCCGCGTACCAGGAGCGTCCCTCCGCGCAGACCCAGGCGCCGGAGTCGGGCGTGTCGCGCGGCTACCGCTACCGGCAGATGAGCGGGCTCCTCGTCGTGGCCGCGGAGCAACACGAGGCCTTCGAGCGCGACGTCGTGTCGATCCTCGCGTCGTGGGATGGCGCCGACGCCTCAGCGTGGCAGGCCGCGACGACGATCAACTACCCCAGGCGGTTCGACCCGCAGGCGCCCGAGGAGCTCGCCGACACGGGCATGGCCGTGCTCAAGGAGCGCGCGCAGCTCGTGCCCGAGATGGCCGCGCAGGCCCGTCGCATGATTGCGATGGCGCTGTTCCCGCGGCTGGCGCCCGAGGACGCGAAGCGGCTCGACGACGAGCTCGCGGCGCTCGCCGACCGCGACCGCGCGGCCTTCGCGCAGAGCCAGGCGCAGCAGACTTCCGACGCCGCGATCACTGCGGCGGTGAACGACCTCCCGGCACCCGCGCCGGGGGAGTTCGTGCCTTCCCTCGCGGGGCCAACGGCCGGGGACACGACCCCGGCGGGAGCGTGATTCGTGGATGAGCAGCAGCAGCAGGCGCCCGAGGCGTCGCCCGCACCCGAGAAGACCCTGACGCAGAGCGAGGTCAACGCGATCCTCGCGCGCGAGACGCGCAAGCTCCGCGCGACCTTCGAGCCCGCGGTGGCCGAGGCCGAGTCGCTCAAGGCGCGGCTCGCGGAGATCGAGGCCGACCGCGCACGCGCCGAGGAGGAGAAGCTCACGGCGCAGCAGCGCCAGGATCGCAAGATCGCGGCCGAGCGCGATGGCTACCAGAAGCAGATCGCGGACCTCTCCGCGCGCGCGCAGGACGAGCTCAAGCGCCGCCACGGGCTGATGGTGCAGCACGCCGCGGCGTCGCGCATCGGCTCGGTCGCGACGCGGCTGTTCAACCCGGAGATCGCGCCGGAGATCGAGTCGCTCGTCTCGAGCGCGATGGCGGTGGAGGCGGTCGACGGGCGCGAGGTCGTCACGATCCGCGTGGGCGAGGACGTGGAGCCCATCGAAACGGGCTGGCAGAGGTTCGTCGACACGAAGCTGAACAAGTTCTTCAAGGCCGCGGGCGGCGCCGGTGCAGCCCACGGCGGTGGCGGGAGCGCGGGTGGTCGGTCCGCGTTTGCCGGGATGTCTCCGACCGAGAAGATCGCGGCGTCCCTCAAGGGTCGCTGAGCGGCGGCGGGCCATGTCTCCCGCCCCGAAGAACCAGGAGCACACGTCATGGCCCTCTCTCTCGTCGAACTGCTGAAGCTCTCCAACAACCCGCTGATCCAGGGCGTGATCGAGAACATCGTCACGTCTGATCAGCTCGTGGCGAACCTGCCGCTGGTGCCGGTCCGCGGGAAGTCCTTCGACTTCAACCGCGAGAAGGCGCTCCCCGCGGTGTCGAAGCCCTCGCCCGGCGCGACGATCAGCGTGACCGACGCGCTCACGTTCTCGCGCGTGTCGGCGTACTGCCGCTCGCTCGTCGTCGACCAGGCCATCAACACCCTCGACGCCGCGCAGACCTCGATGGCGAACGCGAAGGCGATCGCGATCTCGAAGGCGTCGAAGTCGATCGGCCGCACGTACGGCGACGACATCATCACCGGCAACGCGAACTGGACCGTGACCGTCGCCGAGCTCGGTTCGTCCGGCGCGTCCGGCGCGACCATCGTGGTGGGCCCCGGCCACGATCCCGCGCTCGGCCCCGGCCTCATCAAGTACACGCACTCGGGCACGACCGTGCAGTACAAGGCCCCGGGCGATTCGGAGTACGGCACCGCGGTGACCTACGCGACGGCGGTGAAGGTCTACTCCTCGAACGAGGACAAGTGGGTCACGGTCACCCTCGCCGGCACGCTCTCGGCGAACGGCACCACGGTGTTCACGTTCGCGCCGACCTCGAGCACGACCGAGGTGGACGGCCTGCTGCGGCTCATCACCAGCGGGCAGACCGTGAGCTCCTCGGGCACCAACGGCGACGCCATCGCGCTCGCCACGCTCGACCAGCTCGCCGACCTCGTGAAGGTGGGCCGGGGCAAGGCCTACGTCATGAACAGCCGCACGCGCCGCAGCGTGATGGCGCTCCTGCGCGCCCTCGGCGGCGTGACCATGATGGAGGTCTCTCAGAACTACATCCCGGCGCTGCGCGAGACCGTGGTGGTGCCGAGCTACAACGGCATCCCGATCTTCGTGTCGGACTACTGCCCGCTCAACCGCGCCAAGGGCTCCCTGAGCACCGGCGCGGTGGTCTTCTGCGCGTCGCTCGACGCGGACGAGGGCGTGCACGGCTTCTACTCCGACAGCGCGATGGGCGACGAGCTCGCCCACGAGCTGATCGCGTCGGAGAACGGCGTCACGGTGCTGAACCTGGGCACCGACTCGACCACCGACAGCCAGAAGGTGCGCGTCAAGGCCTACATGGGCCTTGCCGTGCGCTCCGACCTGGCCATCGCGATGGCCGACGAGATCACCAACTGACCTGGCCCGCACCCGCTGGAGTCCGCCATGCCCGTCTCCGAAGCCCGCAGCGACGCCGTCTTTCTGCTCCGTCTCGCGTATCCCGCGTTCACGGGGCACCTCGGCATGATCGCGCCGCACGGCGTGTCTTTCGTCGACGGGGTGGCGCAGAACGGCGTGACGGAGAAGGCCGCGACGCGGCTCATCGGGTGCATCGGTCCTACGCTCTCCATCGTCGGCCCGTGGGAGGTCCCGGTTGACCCCGTGCCTCCCGCGGCGCCGGCGCCCCCCGTCAAGCCCATCAAGCCCCTGCGGAGCCGCTGATGGTGTGGGCGACCACCACCACGGTCGACGCCCGCTCCGTCGCTGCGCGCGGCGCGCTGTCGGCCTTCTCGGCTGCAGCCGTCGCGCGTGGCGATGCCGCGGTCACGGATTACGACGACTTCATCACCGCCGCCCACGGGCAGGTGGTCGAGGTCCTTGCGCAGCGCGGGATCACCGAGGCGTCGGTGTCGAGCACGGCCGGTGTGACGCGCGCGGAGACGGACCTCGTGCTCGCGCTGCTCTTCGAGAGCGTGCAACAGATCGCCCGCGAGGGCACGGGCGACCAGTTCGCGCAGCAGGCGGCGTTCTTCCGCGACTCCTTCGAGCGCGAGATCGCACGCGCGCAGCCTATCGACGACGTGCGCGGCACCGGCCGCGGGTTCGGGTGGGGCCGTGGCTGACCTCTCGGCGATTCCCGCGAAGATCCAGGCGCTCGCCGTTGCGGCGGTGACCACGCTCAAGGGCGTGCAGGCGCACGCCGACATCACCGACCCGGAGTT